TCTTCACAAGCCACTAAAATTTTTGCCATTAGTTTAGATGTGTTTTTACTTTATTGATAAATTGCTTAACTGCTATTGTGTTGTCTATTTGATCTGTATTAATATCAAATAATAATTTCTCCCCACCCTCTACAGACTTCCATAGTACTAGATAGGAATCGCCTATCTGTATATAAAAATCCTTATCTAAATTAATTTGACCGTCTGTTTCTTCAACATCATTAGCCAATGTGTAATCTCTTGGGTTTACTCCGCTTCTAATTAGTTCTAAGTAGATTTGCTTTAACATAGTTGTAGTTTTAAATTGTAATTTTTGATATTGCTTCTTGAAATCCTCCAATAAATTGATCTTGATTCATACCATTTTCAATATATGTATCCAAGATTTTTGATTGTTCCTTATTACTAACTGATTCAGATGCTTCAGTATAATATGTAAAAGGTTTTTTGGGATGTGGCTCCATTTTAAAGATCCTACCAATTGAATCCACATATGTATATATGGTTTCGTTTGTTTTGGGGTTTTTTGCTTGGTTTTTTAGTGACCAAGTGATTGATGTTTTTTTCATTGTTTTGTTTTAGTTTGAATGTTTAAAAATATATAAAAGTTTTTGTCCCACCAAATTTTTGTGGGGTTTTTGTAGGGTTTTTGTCAAAGATTTTTGCCAAGGGTTTTTTGGGGTTTTTTGCTAGGTTTTTGGTATACGCAACTACAAAACAGTTGCAAGGGCAATTGTCCTGGAAATCGCATAGGTATACCTTAACAGATATAAATATCAATTTTATGCCTATTTTTAGGCTTATTTTGGCTATATCTTTTTTCTAGCTTATCATGTTATTAAATTTACTTTTTAATGTCTTATTTTGGCTTAAAATAGCTTTTTAACGGGCTAAATGTTCAAACCAACTTTTTTTACTTTGTTCCTCTAGTTCCTTTGCTACTTTCTCCGCTATTTTTTCGAGCGTTTCAGTATACAGATCTTTATAGAATTGCAATAGGTTTGCGTACTTAGGATCATTTTCTTGCTCTAGCTTTAAAATGATAACCTTTAAGTCTCTAATGTTCATTTTATTTTGTTTTGGTTTGTTCCTTTGTGCGGATCGAACGCATAAACCTACCAATTAGGCAAAGGATAAAGGGAACTTTTTAGGGTTCCCTTATTTATCTACTATCTAACTACAAAACCCGATTGATCCTTTTTAGCGTCTCCTTTAGCTTTCAAACCTACCACTACATTAACAGGATCGAAATACCTTAAGTCTGTATCGTCTCCGTTTATAACTTTGTAACCGTTCCACTTTTTTGGCAAATGATCCTGAAATACTATAGCAACATTGCCACCCAATTTTAAGATCCTTTTAGCCTCTATTTCGTTTGTTTCAGATCTAGAAAAGGTTACTTTGTAGCTAGTATTTTTATATCTAGAAATAATATTCGGGTTCTTTGTGTAATCGTAAAAAAGTAAACTACTATAGAAAGGATCTAAAAAATTGATCCCGCTGTATCGTTCCAATAAATATAAATGATCGACGTCCGAGGTACCGTTCAAACGTATTGCAATTTTATTGTCTTTCTTTATTGTCTTGTCATGAATAGAAAGTATTTCGTTTGCTAGTTGAATATAAAAATTAGAACGATCAAAAGCCCAAAATTTAGTTTTGTTAATTCTAGAAAGTTGGACGTTTGAAAACCTACCACGTCCCGCACTATATAGACAGGAGGACGTGCAACCCTTAGACGCAAAAGGACAAAGGTTAAACCCGTCTAAAGTATTTGCGGGAGCTAGATAAAGTATAAAGGTCTCTAGATCGTTCTTTATTGTTTTGCTGTTAGTTGATCCCTTACTTAAAAGGTTCTTAACGGGCTTGTAGCTGTTTTGCGGTTTGTTTTGTAGTTTAGTTGACATTTTTATTTGTTTTGTAGTTCTTGAAATATTGTTTTGATTAAGGTAATTACTAGCGTCCCAATAATTAAGTAGATCGCTAGATCAATAAAGTTTATCATGTTTATTTTATTTTAGTTAATAGATAGTCAGTTAATAGTTTTGCCATATTACCGAGAATAAGGATAAAAAGAACTAACTGAAATAATAAAAGGAAATTGGATAAATGTTGCATATGTTTTGTTTTGTTTAGGATATAAAGATAAGGATCTAATTAATACAAAGTTCAAAAATATTAAAATATTTATAAATTATTTTTAACCTGGAGCGATCCCTGGAGGATATAATTAGATAGTATACTAGTATAAAGTATGTAATAACTAATTTAATACTATATTAATATAGTAAGTAATTAACTACTTAAGTATATATACTTTAATTAGTAAGTAGTATATTAATAGAATAGATCTAGTGTTTTTTAGCTTTTGCGTTTCAGTGACCTAACAATCATTAAATAATAAGTTCTAATTTAGCACACTAACCAACCAATAATTGACGCATGAATAAGAGAGAACAAGCACCGATAATATATATTATGTTAAATAGCAACCCCCTACCCTATTTTTTAGCGTAGATAATAGGGGAGACCCCTTGTGCCCCCCAATATTCTGATATAAAACAATGATTTTAACATTTTTAAACATTTGACACACCAAAAGGTATAATATGAACGCACAATTCAAGGAAATAGCTAAAGAGGCTTTTATCATAGCTTATAAAGAGAACTTCGGCAATATCACCATATCATGTGAGGCTTCTGGAGTCGGTAGAACGCAGTATAAGACTTGGTTGAAGGATGATCCTGACTTTGCCAAGAGGTTGGCTGAAATCGAGCCTGAGGAGATAATGCTTGACTTTGGCGAACAAAAGCTAATGGAGAGGATTGCTAGGGGTGATACCTTAGCGACCATGTTCTTACTGAAGACTAGAGGTAAGAGAAGAGGGTATATCGAAAAGACTGAGGTTGCTCATGAAGGAGATGTGGTTAAGCAGATTACAGTCAACGTAGTTAAACCGAATCAAATTGGAGATATTATGAAACAAATAGACGGAGATGAGCATAAAGCGTTACCTCAAGGTGAGATAATCAACTTTGATACGCAAACAGAGCCAGGAATGGTCGTACCTGCTTACAAGGCTGGAGAAAGTGACGAAATACCACTTTATAACCATGATAAAGGGGAATTATTGGATATTAATGAAGATGGCGACTATGAAGAGTAGCTACAATGCCTTTATTTCGCATTTTAAGGCGATTCTAGGGCTTTTAACCCTATGTGTAGTACTATGTATCCATTTAATAATTGAAAGGCTTAAATGAGGCTTAAAATAGCAAATAGGATAGACACCCCCCTACCTTCCTATAAAACCAAAAGTTTTCTAATGGAAAACACACAACCAATTTTTTAATTTTTTTTCCTATGTCTTATGAATGTAACCACAAACATCGTCTTCGAAATCCTGCAAAACAGCCAAAAAAAAATATCAGTTATGCAAGGCGGAACAAGGTCTGGCAAAACTTACAATGTATTGACATGGTTTATCGTGAAATTATTACAAGAGAAGGGAAAAACCCTAACCATCTGCAGATCCTCGTTGCCATCCATAAAAGGCTCAGTGATGAGAGACTTTATCGAAATACTCTCGAAATATGGCTTATACTCAGAAGAAAAGCACAACAAATCAGAAAATCTTTACTTCTTAGGAGGCAATGTCGTAGAGTTCGTCTCTACCGATCAGCCACAAAAAATAAGAGGTCGTAAAAGAAACTACTTGTTTATAAACGAGGCTAACGAGGTAAACTACGAATCTTGGATGCAGTTAGCATTAAGAACTACAGAAAAGATTGTAATTGACTATAACCCTTCGGATTACTACTCTTGGATTTATGATAAGGTCGTTCCTAGAGAAGATGCTGACTTTACCATCACTACCTACCTAGATAACCCATTTCTTGAAAAATCAATTGTAGATGAGATTGAGAGGCTTAAAACAGCCGACCATGAATATTGGCGTGTTTATGGCTTAGGAGAGAGGGCAATATCCCAAGCGACCATTTATACGCATTGGAAGCGTAGAAGGAACTTCCCTGATGGCGGAGATACGTTTTATGGACTTGACTTTGGCTTTAACAATCAAACAGCCCTTGTTAGGGTTAAGAACTTTGATGGCGAGTTATTTGTGGACCAATTAATCTATGATACCAAAATGTCGACTGCTTTACTAATTGATAGGATGAGGTCATTAGGACTTGATAGGAACTCAGAGATATATGCTGACCCTGCTGAACCGAAAACCATCTCGGAGGTGAATAAGGCAGGATTTAACTTGAAGAGTGCTGTTAAAGATGTTTATGCAGGAATCAACAAGGTAAAATCATTTCCTTTGCATATTAGGTCAGAGTCCTTAGATTTGCTTGATGAGATTAAAAACTACAAGTGGAAGACCGATACAGATGGCAATACACTTGATGAACCTGTGAAGTTTCGAGATCACTTAATGGACTCTATGAGGTATGCCATATACACAAAATATGCGAAACCGAAAAGAGGGTGGGTTGTATAGCATAAAAATTTGTTACTTTTGTAAAAATAATATATAGCGTGAATTTAACGGACATACTAAAGGCAGCTAACCCTTTTCAACAAAAGGCAGCTCCAAAGGTGACTTTTAACAATCCTTTTACTGATTTCGGTGGATTGATTGGCGGAAGAACACTTTATCCAGAATTAGACCAGCAAAAATTTGTACTTGACTATAAAAATAATAGTGAGGTATATGCTATCATCAAACGTATCTCTAAAACTATTTCTACTGTTCCTTTTTATGTTTATCAGATAAAGAACAAGAAAGAGTTAGCAAGATACAAGTCAATGCTAAATAATGCAACATCTACTACAGATATTGCTAAAGCTGAGTTAGTTCGTGTTAAAGCAGTTGCCGAGATTGCTGATTCACCTTTAAACGACCTATTAGAAAAACCAAATGAATATCAATCATTCTCTGAATTTATCGAGAGTGCTGTAGGTTATAAACTTATTACTGGTAATACTTACATTTGGGCGAATAGACTTTCCAATGGTAAGGTTGCTGAACTTGTTACACTCCCATCTCAATACGTTGCCATTATTTCTGATGGTACAATAAATGGGGTTGAAGGTTATTCTTTTACGCTAGTTGGATGGGATCAATTAGATGCGAAAGACGTAATCCATCTAAAATACTTCAACCCTTACTTTGACACTAACGGACAACAGCTTTACGGCTTGAGTCCTTTACAAGCTGCATATAGAACTGTACAACGTAGCAACGATGCAAAAGATACATCGGTAGGTATGCTACAGAATCAAGGACCTAAAGGTATCTTGTCTGCTGATGAATCAAATGATTTTGGACCAGAGGCAGCAGGAAAGCTTAAAGAAGATTTCTACAATCAGTACGGAACAAAAACTCAAGCTGGTATCTTAAAAAATGCTGGTAAGATTTTAATTGCAGGTGCAAAGTTGAATTGGATTAACATGGGTTTAAGTCCTATTGACTTGCAGTTATTAGAATCAGAGAAAGTAACACTTAGAGAACTTTGTAATGTTTACGGAGTGAACTCTGCTTTGTTTAACGATCCTGATAACAAGACTTATAACAACATGAAGGAAGCTAAGAAGGAAATGTTGACTCAAGTAGTCCTTCCTGAGTTAGTAGCCCTTCGTGATGCGTTCAATAGATTCTTCTCAACAGAGATTGGTCAAGGTTACTATATAGATTTTGATTTGACAGTATTCCCTGAGTTGCAAGAGGACATGAAAGAGCTTAGTGCTATTCTTTCTCAATCTTGGTGGATTACTCCAAACGAGAAGAGAGCAGCTATGCGTTATGATACTATGGAAGGAACTGAAATGGATGAGATATTTATCCCAGCAGGTTATTTGCCTATAGATGAGTTGACTATGTTACAAGACCCTAGAGATGCTCAACAACAAAGTGATTATAATTTGCCACCTGTAAAAAGTGAAGGTTTTTTTTTGAGTAAGAACGAGCAAGTAGATGAAGTGTATGCAAAGTACAAGTCAATTACTAACATGAGCTACTCAGAATTAGAAGCCTGGTCAAATACAGAGTGTTCTAAGAAAGCATCACTTGACAGAAGCCCTATCAATAGAAACCTAAGACTATTGTCTAAGAAGAAAGAAGATTGGACTACAGCAGATGCGGAAGACGCAAACAGAACTATAAGCTTTGTGAGCAGAATGAAAGGAGCAGAACAAGGTAAACCAGCATCAGAAGGTTGTCCTTCTAAAAGAGATATATCACTTAAAAATTGGGCTTACGATCCATCAAAATAAATATTATGAAATCATTTGAAATCTTAGAAAAAGCAATTAACAACCTTTTAGAATTAAAAAGGTTAACTGAGAAAAACACTAAGGGTATTAATCATGCAAATAAACTTATAGCATCTGGAGATGTAATCAGACCTGATAGTT